GCAGTTGTCGTGTAAACTCCATAATCTTGATAATCTGCGGTTGTTACCTGGGCTGATGTCTTAAATCCGCTATACCTGGTGATCTGTCCCGTTGTCAATTTCATCATCAGCCGCAAGCCTTGGTCTTGGAAGTTGGTCAACGCAAATTGCATTACATCTGGAGTCCAAGTTCCCTCAAATGCCCCAAGGATTGTGTTGTACACAATGATTGTATCGTTAAAATCGTTTGCTCCAGTGGGTATCGCAAGGAAGTATCTGTTGTCGTAAAAGTGAGCAGTAGCTATGCCTATCTTGGAAACATTGATTTCTTGGATGACATCCTTGACTATCTCTGACAAAGGAAGCCCAACAGATGTAAAATCATCTGCGGCTGAACGCACAAGCGACCTAATGCCATCGTCTGAAAGAAAGAATATGTCGCTGTTTACTTGGACAGCAGATTGTTCTGCCACGCATCCAGTGTTGTTTGAAATTAACTCGACCGTCCAGTCGGCAGCAGTAGTTGCATCTGGAGGTATTGTTACTTGGAATATGCGCCTCTTTTTAAAAACAATAATTCTATTCTGGTAGTATTGAACAATCGCAGTAATCTCGTCTCCGTCATCTGCGTTGACCACAATGCTGTTTGTTAAATCCCATATAGAAGCATCGAGAATATCAGAAGCATAAAGCGTGTTGCGATTTGAGCTAGATCCAACGCCAAACAACCTATTCCCAGTATTGATTAAAAGTCTTAAATTTAGAGGAGGAGGACTTACCGTTGCCGTAGCTGTAGCTCCAGCCCCATCGCCAATGATTGTAACTGTCGGCGCGCCTGAGTAGCCAGATCCTCCGTCAGAAACAGTAACGCCAGTAACTGCTCCTCCAGCAACAGTTGTGATTAGAGTTGGAAGTGTGCCGCCCCAATCTGGTCCTGTGACAACTGCCGTTGCGCTTGTATATCCAGTGCCTGCGGTTGTGACTGTGATCGCCCTAACCTTACCACCTTGTCTTGTTGTAATTCCAGTTCCACCAGTAGAAGCTCCATCGAAAAAGTAAAGAGGACCATCCGCATCGGCCATGTACATCTTGTCGTTAAACTGAGCCATGCTGACCTTGACATCATAATTTGTAGAAAATCCGTCAGCCCATTGCTGATTTTCATTGTCCCAAATGCGAGTAGCCCCAGTAAAATTGTTCCATATTTCATCTGATGGACGCAGTTGCGCATTCCCATTTGAATCAATTGTGTAAAGCCTGCCCTGCGTAACCGCTATAAGTCTTTCAGATTGCGATGTATCGTAATACCGCATTCCGCCAATTGAACCCAGTTGACTTGTTGCTGTCGTGCTAAAGCTTGTAACGCCCTTGCGTGTTTCAAGACTACCCTTTGGGGACAAGGTCATATTGACCAACTGTTGAACTTGATTCTCTGCCAATAGGTCTGATTGCAAACCGCTGGCTTGACCGCCAGTAAAACTGCGGACTCCATCAAACGCCAGAAGATCGTCTAAATTGTCCGAATAGTACGGCACAATGACTCCTTTAGGCCGAGAACATTTCTTCGATGGTTAGCTCGCCAAGACTTTGCGGAGTGATCTGCTTTATACCACCAACTTGGCTCAACTCGTAGTTAGCCATTAAAGCCAGATCAGCGTTAGCAGTCTGCGTGATAGCTTGCGCCTTAGCATACTGCCGTTCACGCTCTAATGCGTCTGCGTGAGTCAGAGCAAGAACCAAGTGATGAACGTGGGGCAAGCGAAGCTCGTCATCCAATGCGGTTTGCGCTGGAGGAAAGTCAACAATGATGTTCGTGCGGGTAAGGCATTTTAGCTTTTCAACAACACGCAATGGGATTGTTCCAGATGTGGCAAGCCTTGGGTAAAGATTTAGCTGGGCAACTCCACTGCTGTTTCGGCCTGTAAAATGGTAGGTATCTGGATCGCCAGTACGCGCATCGTCAAGTAAGCCTGGGTCTTGGCTGATGATGGTGGCTAGGTCAATCGGGTCAACCTCTGCATCGTTGTAGGCCACTGAAAGAGGAGTTTCTACATTTGTGCCAAGCGTGATCTGCCTGTTTGTTCCAACTGAATAGGTAGAGTTTGTGACAGTCTCACGCCAAGGCGCAAAGTCCCATACACGCCTGTAAGCCAAGCTTGCAGATTTCTGCAAGAAAGTAAGCGTATCCGAGTCGGTCTTGCCAACCTTCTCGCCTGCATATTGGGCGATTTCAGTTAGGGTCATTTAATTTGAAGAAATTGAATTAGGATCAATCTCAACTTCGTTTTCGTCAAAGTATTTGACCTCGCCAGTTGTGCAGTTTGATTCTATTCTTGCTATCATAAATTAGCTTTCGTATAGGATGTTGATTGAGCCACTAGAAAATGTGTCAGATGCCGTAAGAGTTATGCGAACCTGAGTCAATACATCTGACAATGTTTTTGACCCCCCGCCAAATACAGAGACGTTAGTTGCTGCTTTCCCTGTATGTGTTTGTATCCAGATATTCCCAGATACATTTGCGATGCTGAACATTCCAGAATTTATACCAGCAGTAGACTTCCATACAAAACCAGATGTACTACTTGTTCCATCAGAACCTCCTGCAGCAACTACTCTTAATGAAGTCGAAACATATGAAGTACTTTCAATTCCACCAGAATCTCCTAGTTGAACCAAAATTTCTCCAGACGCAGCAGTATCTACTTCATTAAGAATTACTGTAATTCTTTTAACCCCACTAGGAATTGAAGTAAAATCAATTGCCGTTTGACCGCTAGAGTTGACTGCTGTTGCCCTTGTAATTGCTGACACTGACTGCCAACTCGGAGCAGCCGAAGCCCCATTGCTTACTAATGCCTGACCGCTAGTTCCGTAATTCGCTCCGCCGATTCCGAGTTGACCATCAGAGGCAATTCGGAGGCGTTCTGTTCCGTTAGTTGTTGCGGCCAATGTGTCGGCGGCTGGAAAGAAGATGCCTGTGTTAGTATCGCCAGTAGGAGCGATTGCTGGTGCTGCGCCTGTGCCTGTGCCTGTCGTAATAAGGGTTGTTGCAACTAGGGTGGGGATTGTTCCAGTAGTGCTATTCAGCGTAGCAATTGTTCCATTGGTACTATTTAATCCAGAAATCGTTCCAGTAGTGCTATTAAGCGTGGCAATCGTTCCAGTAGTGCTATTAAGTGTGGCAATCGTTCCTTGGGTAAGTATTGCAGATCCTTGGCTAATGTTAGCCGTACTCGCCGTCAGCGTCTGAACTGTTCCGTTGGTAATATTGGCAGCAGTAGATGTAGTCGTTCCAGCCGTTAGGGTTGGAATAGTTCCAGTTGTGATCGTGGCGGCAGTAGATGTGGTAGTTCCAGCAGTAAGGTTGGCAATCGTACCATTCGTAATTGTCGCACCAGTGCTGAGGGTGTAATTACCTGTTGCACTTGTGTATTTCAAATTAGTGGCATTTACATTCGTATATGTGCTTAAAGTCAGCGCATCTTCAAACAATTCGTTTACAGTTACAGACCTTGGGGCATCGGCTGCCGTAAGATCGGAGTCAGCAATCAATAGCTTGTCCAAACTACCAACCGAAGTCATAGCCGTCTGATCGGTGATTAACGCCTGGTAGATGTCTGTTCCGTCAATTAGGTTATGCAACCCTGCGGCTGTAACCGTTCCGTTGGTTGCAAATGTCTGCGAGCGATTGAATTTAATTGCCATATTAAGCTGTAAACCTCATTGCCGTTGCGTATAGCGTTCCTGCGGGAGTTGTGCCGTGGGAAACTATATCTGTATTAAGTATTACATATCGAATCGTATCTGCCGATTCAACCCTAAACGAAGGAATGAGCCTTTGAGCCAAGGTAGCGTTTGTTCCTGTGCTTGAGCCAATTGATGTAAGCCCACCAAAGACGATGTCTCCCAAGGCTGCGCCTGTTACCGCAAATGTTCCTGTTGTAACATTTGATCCCGCTGTAGCCGAGTCTAGGTCTTGGAATGTAGAGCCAGTAAACGCTGCCGTGCCAAAGCTGACCTTGGTTATGCTGGGACCAGTAGCACCAATCTCAAGCGTACCAACCGTAGCAAGTCCAGTATTGTTAATTGTGGTTGAGGCAATCGTACCAAGCGTGTTTGTTCCAGTCGAAGATGTGAAGCCAGTTGCGAAGGTTGTTACGCCGTTGATTGTGGGGATTGTGGCTGTGCTGATTGTTGCTGTACTGATTGTGGCCGTTCCCAAAGTAGCCGTACCAGTTGAGGCTGTAATGCTTGATCCAAAAGTAATTGCCCCAAGCTGGAGGGGAATGGTTGCGGTACTAATTGTTGCGGTGCTGGCTGATAGAGTTCCGATAGTTCCAGTGCCAGTAGAGGCAGTAAAGCTGGTTCCAAATGTGGCTAGGCCAGAAGCAAACAGCGTTCCAATTGTAGATGTTCCTGTAGATGCAGTTAGGCTTGACCCAAAAGTAACTGGCCCTAAAAGACGGCTATTGCTTGAAACTGTAAACGATCCAGTGCTTTGTACTGAATCAATTCCAACCGAAAGAGCCGAAGATGTATTGTCTCCATCTGTGATAACTTCAACAGCACCAGCCGAAGGCAATCCACCAGTCCCAAGTGTCTTCAGAAGCTGTGGATAGCTGGTGGCAATGTTCTGTGTTCCAAGTGTGGGCATTTAGTCTCCTAGTTAGAAAGGCGGTTTTTAAGGACATCCCAGGCCATTGAGCAAGCAAGCCCTATCAGCCCAGCTACAGCCAGAACCTTCGTCCGCAGGTGTTCTAGCGCACCTAATCTATTAGCAA